AAAGAGGCTGCGGCGGCAGAGAAAGCCGGTAGCCCGTCCCCTGATCAGATAGCTATACTCAACGCTGCCCGAGACACAAACGGTCAACTGCGTGCGACCTTCGACAGATTTTCTGAGGGGTCGACAGATCCTCGTTTTCAAGGCTTCATCGAAACGGGAGGTTTCCCCCTCGATCCGACGGACAGGAAAGTCATCATCCCGTCTGAGACACAGGAAAAGTACATCACACCAAAATCAGACAATCCCATAGTGAATGTATTCGAGTATCTCGGAGGTCTAGGAACACGTAATGAAATACAAAATCAATCAGAAGGACAGGCACGTATTCGAGAGTTCATAAGGTCTCGTCCTGACGGTCCGTCGGACCCGGACATACGTGATGCCCTACTGCAAACTCTAGGCACAGACTTCGCAGACATTTTTGCGGAGCGTATATACAATCTCGCATCTGTCACTGAACTAGGAGTTGGTCACTATCTACCCACGTACGCTACGATGGCGTCGTCGTACCTCTATGAAACGGCAGGTCAAGCAACTGTTGACCTTTTTGGTAATGTCATTCCCGGTCTTGAGGGGACTACGGTCGAGGGATTCGCTCCAACAGATGCGGACGTACAGAGGGATCTTGCAGACCTCAAGAAAAGTCAGCTATTCTCTAATCGTACGACATTCGTGAACGACATGATCCGTGAACAACTTTTTATTCTTTACGGAGAAGAAAAGTTCAATAGTCTCGGCCTCAATGAAAAGACTGAAGACGGACAATTTGTACGTCAGTTCGTAGGTGAAAAGTTCGCAGAAGATCTTTTCGAAGCTATGTTCGACGATCTCCACTGGTCTCAGAAATTAGGGGCGTACGTTTTAGAGGGTGCCGTCGTAATTGGAGCTACACGGGGCGCAGCAGCACCCTTTGTATTCGGCAGCAACATATATCGCATGGGGCAGTACGCCTATCGTTCGGCAAAGAACCTCGACATACCCCTCAAGTTCTTGCCTACAAAAACCCTCGCACGTATGGCACAGGCAGAGGCCGGTACGGACTTAGCCATCGACGCTGCGGCGAAAGCTCGTGAACTGTTGAAAAACTCAGAAGAGTTCAAGATCTTTTCTAACTTTCGTATCAACAGTATCGCACGAGCAGTAGGAAGAAATCGGACGAAAGCGAACCTCCGCACGGATCGCGCACACTACAATCAACAGATTGTAAAAAACACCAACGCTTACAACGAAGCCGGAGATCGAGTAACAGAGATACGAAAGGCCATCGAACGAGCTAAAATAGAATCACCAAACAGTCAAAGAGTAATAGACTTGCAGAACGACCTTCGCATCGCTAGAGAGAATCTAGATCAAGCCTCTGACAATTTACGTTTTGTACGCGCTAAACGTAACAACACTATTGTCAGAAGCATGGGTATAAAAGTTCGCGAGTTCGGTTTTCATCCGGAGTTCGACTTGACGTTCGCCCTGATGATGCAGGGAGGGCGGTTTTTTGCGACGGGGGAAAGAGACCCCGAGACAGGATTCCCCCTCGAACCTCAACAGGGACTCATAGGAGAGGGTATAGCAGCGTTCGGATTCGCAACAGGCTTCGCTGCGAGAACAGGCTTCAAGCTTACGGGTATGGATCGAAAAACCTTCGGTATAGCCGGGGACAGGGGTGGGGGAGCCGCAGGGATAGCTTATCGCACTCGTAGCGCCTTCGAAGATGTTATGAGTAGTGCTGTAGGTTCGACCTCTAGCATTTTCGGAATTTACAGAGCGGGAATAGCTGAAGGGTGGCTCGTAAATCCGACCCTAAAAAGCATAGTGTTCGCAGATCAGGCTACTCGTGCGAGGTTCACTCCTCGTCAGCAGAAAGCAATCGCAAATTTCTCTAACTCTATTCTGGCTATGCCTCGTGAAATTCAGGATACCGTATTCAAAAGTCTCGATGTATTCTATCAAGACACTCACAATGTAATGAACGCTTTAGAGCCTCTTGTAGATGCCGGAATTATAGGGATGCAAGATCTGTCTAAGTATAGACAACTGCTGTCAGCAGGATTCGGAGAAACATCCGGACTTGCTATCCTCAAGGCATACGGGGAGGTGTACGCGTCTCAAGCAAACACTATCAAACCGGGACACATTCTTAAGACAAAAAGTCGTTTGATAGATCTAGTAGAAACGGCAGAACATTACAAAAAACGTGCAGGTCTTCTGTCCGCTATAACAGAACAGCTTGACATACACGTTTTGAATTTGTCCGAAAAAATTGTACAAGAGTACGGAAACTCTCGTGCAGGCGCTGACGCCTTAATGATTTTAGAACAGTATTCTAGATCCCTTAAGGGTGCTGCCCAGTATCACAACACTTCTTATGTAGAGTCTATTTCCCGAGCGCAACAAGAAATAGATTTAGCTCTGAAAGTTGTTGCGGGATCTGAGCTTCCCTCTATGCAAGAAATAGCCGTCATAGAAGATGCCTTAGATGATCTTTTGAAAGCAAGCTCTCGTTTGAACACGCTGAAAACAGCAGTGACAGATGCCCCCCTAGAAACAGGCATGCAAAAATCACGAGCGGGTGCAGCGGCGTTGCCTGATCCGGATGTTCGACCTACCCAAGAAGAAGTATATACAGAAGCGAAGAGGCAGGTAGCCGCTTTAGGAGACGTAGGACCACCTGATCCAACGTCAAGCATTCGTATCAAAGCAGACGCAATAATGGCGAACATGGCTAGGGTTGCTAGTCACACAAACCTCACGCGGACAGAGGGAGCCGCTGCAGCAGAGTTAGATGTTTTGCTCAAGGGTCTTGCGGCGACGGCTAACGCAGGACGATTTGCAGAAGTTCAACTTGCGTACGAAAAGATAGGAGAAACACGCACTATACCCTTAGATCGACTGGGCACTAATTTAATAACATTTTTAAGACGAGAGTTCGAAGTAGCAGGAACGACTCCCGGCGACATGAGTTTTATAGGGCGACTAAATTCGGATGCGTTCAAAAGAAGATTCGGCAATCTAGGCGTAGAATTTTACGAAGGCATAGAGAAGTCAGCGACGGAAGGCTTGAGAGTGTACTTCTCAGATCCGGACCGACTAGAGTTCTTTTCGCAGACACTGGGAAAACCTATCGAGACTGCTGATCAAGCTATAGATGCCCTCAAAGAAAGACTAGCAACCTACGATGTCGCTAGACTAGCTCTGGGCACGGACAATCAAGACGTTCTTCGGAATATGTCTGACTTTCAACTTGCAAATATCCTGATAAATTCGAAAGAAGTGGCAGGAGTAGACGCGGCATCACTGCGAATAGTTGCAAGTCCGAAAGAACTAGAGGAACTGAAACGTCTTGCCGGACGACTGACAAAGGAGGGAAATGAACTACCGATAAGAAATCTTGGATTAGAAATTCAACAGCAAGTAGACGAGGCACTAGAAGCAAATTTGCAAGACTTCGAGGGACAAGCTTTGAACGATATCGTTACAGCACGCACGTTACATCGTGCAGCTATGCAGCGATTCGATCCCGGATCTTTTGGGTACGACGTAAAAAGTCTTCAAGCGACGGGTACAGGTCGCCTTACGGGAGAGGGAATACAAACAGCAGAGAAAAGCGTCACACGCCGCGAATCAGATCTGCTAGAACCGCTTGTAGAGGCCATAGTAAATCCTAGTCCGGATACAACAGGGATTATTGCAAGCACAGTAGATCGGCTACAGGCTACGCTGTCTCCCGTACGACCGACCGGACCGTTGGTAGTCACAGGAGCGGACGGTGTCGCTCGAATACCTTCAACAGACGAGCTAGACGCCCGATTGAGTCGAAGCATGTCTGAAGAGACATTTAACATAATCTCTCAGGTTATACGTGTAGCAGTTCGTAACAGATTAGGTGATATCTACAGCGTCGATGACATGAGAAGAGCTATGAAAAACGGGGTTATACCTGACTTGTCTTTGAATAAAGCCGCAGATGAAATCATAGCTCCTAGCGGAGCGGGTAGTTTAGACGAATTCTTCGAGACTCAAAACAATCAATTAAGAGTGAACGTAGACGGTTACGACACCCCTCTTCTTCTTTTCGACATCCGAGATGTGTACTACGCAAACAGAGACGTAGGTATTCTTCTCAACTCAAGTACTGAATTTCGAAAAGTTCACGCGGAACTCATACAAAAGATAACTGCAGCAGCGACAGCCGACAAAGGAATAGCGGAAGCAGCTACAAATCTCACGAAAGACAAGGCTGCAAAAGCCCTGCAGTACGCGGAAAAAGCCTCTACAGGACAGGGGTTCTTTGTCAACGTCATAAACTCTCAAGACGCAGACGCTATGAATGCGTTTCTGAGAAATTTCGCGGCTGATGACTCATTAGATGTCGCTCAAAAACAGACGATACTTCGTAGTCTTTTTGTACAGGTGATGAATGAAGTAGGAGGTTACACTGCCGGAAACTCTAGAATAACACTGCCTACCGGACTAGACGTACCCACTGATAGCTACACCCGTCCGGGCGAACTCTTCTTCCTTTTCGACGATGCCCTGAATGCAGGAGGTCAACAGCAAACAGGTTTGAATTTCTTGAGACTTGCAGAAGCTGCGGGTATCGCCCCTGAGACTATGGAAGTATACAGATCTATTTTCAGACTGGGCTTCCGCGAGTCAGCAGAAAGCATAGTTCAAGGAAAAGGGGCATTCACTTCAGAATTAGGATCGACTAAAGCGGGTATCGTAGTCCCACGAGGATATTCTATCGACAACGCAATAGCTCGTGCGTTCAATCTCGCCCGTAAAATGGTTTCGCCCCAATACGTCACAGCAGAGGCCATCGTCAAATACGCAGGGGTAGCTAAAGGCAAGATGGTGCAGTTTTTGATATCAGATCCGAAAGCTGCTGAAATCATAAACGCTCTTCTCACGGAGAACAGAAAAGTTTTAGAAGAAGAAGCCGCGTACTTTGTCGAGAAATTTACTAAAGTAATCGCGCGAGATGTGCGTCCCTTCGTAGACGGATACGATCCTAAAGCAGAGGCGCAACAAAAAAGATACTGGGAAAGTCAGGGATTTATTTTCGACGTGCCTCTCAGCGCCGGTTTCCCTTTCGTACCCAACATACTTTCACCAGCAGGACCATCGACGATATGACAAAGAAAACTTACTCTAACGGCGCAAGTATCCGCAAGCCGCAGCTTAAGAACCGGGCGAAAGCGGACCTAGACAACAATAAACAGATTAGCCCCTACGAATTAAAACGAGGGCTGGCTATCGAAGCAGCTATGGCTGTTCGGAAAGGCCGTACTAAACGTACCTAGTCGACTTATCTATAATCTCGTCAGCAGACGAGTTCAAATAACGTAACAAGGACACGATGGAGTGTGTGCCCTCATAGTCAGGCACTCCCGTGTCCATTTCTTTTTCTAGGTCTTCCGGACGCACCGACTCCTTGTTGAGTTCGACGTTGCCGTCCTGTCGTAGGTGTGCCGTGAGAGAAAACAATTGCGCCTTCATAGATGTTCTCCTGCTACTACTTCACACTTATAAGAATACGCGTGCGGTGGTGGAAGAGCTTTAGGCATAGGAAGTATAGCCTCTGTCATCTCCATCACACGTTCTTTACATCGTTCTTCTGTAAGATATGGTCCCCAATCGTCTATAAAATTGAAGCAGGGTCCGTCTGGTAAGTATATAGAACATACCATAACTATTGCCTTAAACATCGTTTAGCTCCTCTATCGGGAGATTGTAGCAGTCCGCCTTGAATACGAATCCGTTGTCCGGATCGATGTCACCACGACGATAGAACTTCGCGTTGCGGTAAAACGTACGCTTATCGATCTCCCCTAAAATCCACGCCTTCGAACCGTCGATCTTGATACGTACGAATACGTACGAGTCACAGTCTTGCTTCGTTCCGTGCGCGGGTATTGTACAATCGTAGTGCGGTCGCGGCTTCGTGTTGCATCGTTTCGTCTTCACGTCGATGCGTTTGCCGTGTAGCAGTAGATCATAATGCCTGTTATTCGCCTCTAGAGCGCCCGTGAGGTCGCTTACGACAAGCTCCCCTAGTGCCCCTACCACATGACTCGTACTGCCCGTTATACTGCCCTCTAGGATGCCTACGTGGGCAGTCTTTCGTTGGGCACGACGCAACAAGTCAGGAGTGATAGGAACTTCGATCATATATCTACGACCTCACACGCACCCGCCGTACACGCCAACTCTCCCGATCCGGAGGTATTGTCCTCCTTTTCGTATTCGGAAAGGGCGTCCCAGTCGATAGACAGGGTGCCGAAACGCTCCTGCCACTCACCGTATTCGTCAGGCTCGATGTCCTGATACGGCGCTTGTTGATAGATGTGATCGTCACGCGGAAGAAACGACACGCCTGATGCGATGTCGAAGTTTGTGTATATCCACGCGCCCACTTCCATCCACTCGTGTTCGGCTACGCTGATCGTCACTGACGGCTTGTGTTCGCACCAGTGCGTCGCATATGTTTTCCACAGTTCGAGTTGTTCGACAGCAGTCATGGCGTGCCGCGTGGTAGCTCCGCTCGGAGACTTCATGGCAAAAGAGAACACGGTAGTCGTGTCCGGATTGCCGACTTCAGCTTCGTTGTGTATACCCTGTTCCGCAAGGAAGCGAGTGAGTGGGTCTTCATTACCGCCCCGCACCGTACGAATGTAATGTCCGCTGTGTCGTGCGTGAATACCACTAGCGGCGTCGACAAGTTGTGACACAGTGCCCGACGGCTTGACACACGTAATGGCAACGCTTTGTGGGATTCCAAGCATCCGGGCATACTTGAGATTTGTATCGACGGCGACTTGCTTCATCTCTTCGAGCCAGCGAGGTGAGTCTACGGCCTTTGATAAGACGTTGTGATCCATGATACCAGTCAAGGATACGCCTAACAAACGCTCGTCTTCTGTGTTCTTTTTCCATATCTTTCTCAGGTATTTGAAGTCTGTAAGTGTCGACTGCATCGTGCCCAAGATCGTAGCGAGACGCACCTTGCGCTTCAAAGAGTCGAGTGTGTCGCTCTCTCGTACGACAACCTCTGACAGGTTGCAGAACTGATACGGACGCAGGATGATTTCACTACACGGATTCGTGCCCCACATGTGTCCTGTCTCACGGCGACCATTACGTGCGACCTGTCTGTCCGCTGCATCGCGGTTGAAAATACCCCGCTCTCCTGACTTCGAGTCGTACAAGGCCAGCCACTCACGCATAAACGTACCCATCTGTGGGCGGCGTTCGTACGAAACCGAGTTGTTAGCCATGTTACGCTGCTTCTCACTCTTGTACCACTCGCCCGACTTAGCGTGACGCATCTCGTCGTCGTCGAGATCAGACAGGCTGATCAACGCCGAGCGACGTACGCCGCCGACAACAACGACTTGCCCAACCTTACACATCAAGTCGTGACATTCGAGAGGAGAGAGCCTACGTCCTGCCGCCTTCTTGAAAAGCTCGACGGTAAACGTGAACAGGTCTTCGAGAGGGCCGGGGCCGGATGCCCGTCCCCCCATAGTCTTCAGGCGAGAACCTGCCGGACGTACGTTCGACAAGTCCCACTGCGGAACTTGACCAGCGTACAGAAGAGCGACAAGCTCACGATATGCCTTCGCCCATCCGGGCTTCGAGTCAGCTACAACAATTATCGTGTCCGACTCGTTCATCGAGTCACTGATGACGGGTAGTTTATTTATGTTGTCACGCTCGACAGAGAAGCCTACACCCGTGCCGCACATCAAAATATACATACACTCGTCGAAGGCACGCGTGCTGTCGACAGGAATGTACGAACAGTTGT